CGTTATTTATTGAATAATAAACTGCAGCTCTATCAGGATCTATGAAAAATGTAGCAGTAACAAAAGTATCATCTTCCATAGTGTGTATTCCAGCGTCTTCTGTTTCAGTAGAATCTTTTTCTACTACAAAATCAAGATTTGTATCGCCGTCATCTTTACCGAAAAATACTCCATCACTTACACCGTCTATAGCAGTAGTATCTGTAATTGTTAAACCAATCAACATGTCTGATTCTGTAGCGTCACTTAATTTAAATCTAGTAGAAAAATATGCTTTTTTACTAGTGCTTAATTTAAACGCCTCACCTTTAAGTTGTAACTCTTCTGAGTCATTGTCAGCATCGTTGGTTGTGATAAGTAAAGCTCCTCCAGCTGAGCTGGTAGCTTGTATAACTTCACCTGAATCTCCGCCGCCATCTGTAGATGTAATCGTCCAGTCAGTTGCAGTGTATGTCATGAAGTCATTAAAATATCCGTAGAAAGTTTGATCTGACGGATATGGTTGGAACATTGGTTGATCCTTTTTTTGCTCAGTAACGTCTGTGTTACCTGCAAACAGAATCATGCTCTGAAAATGTGGGTTAGCCATATTGCCTCCTTGGTTGTATAGCCCTCGTCATGCAGTCTCTATACACGTCTGCCTAGCCAGTGTGCACGACTAAATTAATCTAGGATACTTACAAATAGTATAAATAAAAAAAGGCGCTCTTACAAGCGCCTTTATTCTTGGGAGGATCCAATAAATTTTTATGAACCTTGTGATCCAAATACACATCTAGGATCTGAAAATCCAAAGCTGTATCTCTCACGTGCTTTGTATCTCATATTACCTGTATCAAAGTCACCCTCCATACCAGTTGTAAGTGGTGCTCTAACAAAGTGTTTAAATCCATTTGGAGCATCAGTTTTCACAAAATATGCATCAGTATCTGACAGATAGTGGTTAATTGTATAACCTTCTGGCAACATGCCCATATTTCGTAATGCATTAAGATCATTATCTGATGTACCGACTCTGAGGGTAGAATTTAATATTCTATCCGCTATAAATTGGATTTGTACTGGGATAATTAATTTTCTTCCCTGCATCGCAATTTTTAGTCCTCTTTCATCGATAAAGCCAGCAATGTCAATCATCATCTGCTCTAATGAGGTTTCATTCAAGTCTGCATTTGTTGCAAGCTGGTTAGAAAAAGTTCCACCTAAAGCTGTTGGGTGAGCTGTGTTTACTAAAGAAACTCCGTCTCCCCCAGCAGTTGAGAAAGCATTATTTAAAATGTTTGCTCCCTTTACTTGCTTCGAATACGCCATTGAACGTGCCAATGATCTTGTGTAACGAGCTGAAAGTGTGTCGTAAAGGTTGTCTTCGACAGCTTCCTCAGTCAAACTAAATGCTAATGCAACAGTCTCGTGAGTATATCTAGCTGTGAAAGATTCTTGTGCAGTGTCAAACTGAACAGCAGCACCCTCTTGCTTTACAGCAGCTTCGCCAAAGCCAACTAACATTACTTCTTCTTCAAAAGCTCTGTCACTTGTTTCATTGTCAAAT